CTGAGGAAGAGGTTGTTGCCGAAGATAAGATTGATGTTGAAGAAGACATCAATGCTCTTATTGCTGGTGAAGAACTTTCCGAAGAGTTCCAAGAAAAGGCACGAACAATTTTTGAAACTGCTATTAAGACTAAAGTTTCAGAAATGAAAGAAGAGCTTAAGTCTGAGTATGAAAAATCTCTAGTAGAGGAAGTTGCAACTGTTAAAGAAGAACTTTCCAATAGAGTCGATTCATACCTAGAATACGTTGCTGAAGAGTGGGTGGAGGAAAATGCACTTGCTGTTGAGCACGGACTTAAAACAGAAATGACTGAATCATTCCTTTCTGGAATGAAGAGTCTATTTGAAGATCATTATGTAACAATCCCTGAAGACAAATATGATGTACTTAATAGTATGGTAGAAAAACTTGATGAGATGGAAGATAAACTCAACGAGCAAATTAATAAGAANGTTGCTCTAAACAAAAGGTTATCAGAATCGACTGCTGATGTAATCCTAGCGGATGTATCAGAAGGTCTTGCAGTTTCCCAAAAGGAAAAACTTGCTTCTCTTGCCGAAAATGTTGAGTTTGATAGTGAAGAAGCCTATCGTGAGAAGCTAGTAAAGTTGAGAGAGTCATATTTCCCAGCTAATCCTAGTACTCCAAGAAACAATTCAGAGACTATTTCTGAAGGAACTGAGGCACCTCAAGCAGCACCGTCTGGCTTGATGGAAAGTTATCTTCAAACTCTGGGCAGAGTTTCGAACAAGTGATTTTTTAAATTATAGATCAAACTAAAACTTTATACAGGTAAAAACAAATGCAAGCGTTCAATGCTGAACAACTGCAGGAGAAGTGGGCACCAATTCTAGACCACGATGGTCAAGAAAAAATAACAGATTCTCATAAGAGAATGGTTACCGCAGTTCTTCTGGAGAACCAAGAAAAAACTTTAAAAGAGGAAGCAGAATTTCTTTCTGAAGCTGCTCCTACAAACGCTACTAGTTCTACTAGTATCAAAAACTTCGATCCAGTGCTTATCAGCCTGATTCGTCGTGCAATGCCAAACTTGGTCGCATATGACCTAGCTGGTGTTCAACCAATGAATGGTCCTACTGGACTTATTTTCGCAATGCGTTCACGTTATGCTTCACAAACTGGAGAAGAAGCATTCTACAACGAAGCAGATACTGCATTCTCTGGTCAGTCGTCAGGATTCAATAAGACTTCTGGATGGACTCAAGGCGCAGTTGGTTTAGGTACAACTAACCAACAGGGTTCTAACCCAGGTGCTCTTGACGGTACATTCCCTGCTACTGGCGATGCTACTACCTACAACGTAGGTGAGGGCATGACAACTGCTCAGGCAGAAGCACTCGGAGATGCTGGTGCTAACAACTTCAACGAGATGGCATTCTCGATTGAGAAAGTTACCGTTACTGCGAAGTCACGTGCACTAAAAGCTGAGTACTCACTAGAGCTTGCTCAAGACTTGAAAGCAATTCACGGATTGAATGCAGAGGCAGAACTTGCCAACATTCTTTCTACTGAGATTCTTGCTGAAATCAACAGAGAAGTTATTCGTACAATTTATAACGTTGCTGTTCCTGGTGCTCAGGCCAACGTTGCTACAGGTGGTACATTCGACCTAGACATCGACTCTAACGGAAGATGGTCGGTTGAGAAGTTCAAAGGTCTCATTTTCCAGATGGAAAGAGATGCTAATGCCATCGCACAGCAAACTCGTCGTGGAAAGGGTAATATGATCCTTTGCTCTGCTGACGTTGCTTCTGCACTCACNATGGCAGGTGTTCTGGATTATACCCCAGCACTTAATGCTAACCTCAATGTTGATGACACAGGCAATACCTTTGCTGGTGTACTTCAAGGTAAGTATCGTGTATACATCGATCCTTATGCTGCTAACGTTGCTGCTAACCAGTACTACGTTTGTGGTTATAAAGGTTCTTCACCTTATGACGCAGGACTGTTCTACTGCCCTTACGTTCCTCTACAGATGGTTCGTGCAGTTGGCGAGAACACATTCCAGCCAAAAATCGGGTTTAAAACTCGTTACGGAATCGTTGCTAACCCCTTCGCCCGTGGCGCATCCCTTGATAACCCTGGTGTTATCGCACGTAATAGTAATAAGTACTATCGTCGTGTTAAGGTTACAAACCTTATGTAAGAAGAAAGGAAATATATCCTTTATTCAAGAGACCCCTTGCGGGTCTCTTTTTTTTATGGTAAAATATATGAGTACATTTATAGGAGGGAGAAAAACATGACTCTCAGGTATAAAATCAAGAAAACTCTTGAATCTCCAACGTATTGGGATTATCCACTCGATCCGTATGAACAACTTAGAAAAGATGTTCTAGCAAGCGAAGAACAAATCTTTATTCTTTGTGATGATCCTGCATTAAGATATGCAAGGGAACATATGCCAAATGGATTAGGAACCAGAAAGTTTGAAAAACTTTGTGAAACGAACTTTGGATATGCTGATTATGAAACTGTAGTTGCATTTTCCGTAGATAAAAATTATAAAGTTCTTAGAACTTGGTACAATAAGTATATGGACAAATCTCCTGAAGGAGATTTTGTTTCCGAAACTGTATTCTTTCCACCTAAAGTGGGTAAAGAATCAGTTAAGTACTATAGTAAAGACGGTAGAACTTATCTTGAAAGTTTAAAAGAAAAACTATCTGAAGGTTTTAAAGTCGCATAATAGAAAGGAAATATATCCTTTATTCAAGAGAGTGCTTCGGCACTCTCTTTTTTTATCTAAATACAAATAAAAGTAGTAATACTATGAAACCTACTCCAAAAGAACATCATGAGGCACTTGACCGTCATGCTAGAATAGTGAAGCATTTAATTGATGAAGGTTATACCGACAATGAAGAATCTGCTAATAAGATTATCATGGGTATGAGCGAACAATGGTTTAACATTATTATCGACTAATGAAAGATTTTGATAAGTTTATTGAAGAAGCAGCCACTAAGAGATGCCCTCCAGGTAAGTATTATGATGGTAAAAAGTGTATAATAGTTCCTCGTGGATACCATGTAGGTAGAGGAGGGTATATTGAACCAGATGAGAATGGTAAAAATGGGTCCAATAACGGCAATGGAAATGGTAATGGCCATAATGGCAATGGCAATGGTGGCAATGGCAACGGTAATGGTGGCAATGGTGGTGGAGGCAACGGAGGTTAACAATGGCAACAGCATTTGATAATCAGATATCAAATAGGAATTTTTTATCTCCAGTTGGATTTAAATTTACACTGGCAAAAGAACCTAAAGTTTCTTTCTTTTCAAATACCGCAAGAATACCTGAATTAAGTTTAGGAAATGCCGTACAGCCAAGTTATTTGAAAGATATTGATGTTCCTGGTGACAAATTACAATACGGTGATTTATCACTTAGATTCTTAGTGGATGAGAATTTGGAAAATTATATGAAAATTCATAATTGGTTAAGGGGACTTGGATATCCAGAGACGACAAAAGATTATAAAGATTATATGACTGATGATACAACTAATATATACGATCCTGAAAGAGAATCATTCAGTGATGGTAGTTTACATATTTTAAATAGTAATTATAGAGATGTTGCTATTGTTAAATTTGATGGTTTATTTCCGGTATATTTGACATCTCTTGATTTTGATGCTTCAGAAAGTGACATAAACTACTTTACAGCAGACGTAACTTTCAAGTATACTGTGTATAATATTGTTAAACCTGACGGACGTACTCCTTTATGAATCTTGATAAAATTCAGGAGATGTGGCAGAGAGATTCTGTCATTGATCCTGATAATCTACATGATGAATCATTAAAAATTCCACAATTACATTCCAAGTATTATACTGTTTATAATACGATTACTTTGTTGCGTGAAAAGGCAAGAGATTCGTATAATAGAGTAAGATTAGAAAGGTATAACTACTACACAGGAAAGGCAGAACCAGAGGTTTATGCAGAAGAACCATTTCCGTATAAGGTTAGAGAAAAAGACGCAATACAGAGGCATCTAGAGGCAGATGATAAATTGACACAGTTAGATCTTAAGATAAGATATTATGATGCAACTTTAAAATTCCTTGAGGAAATTATTAAGAACGTATCTAATAGAACATTCCAGATTAAAAATGCTATCGAATGGCATAAATTTCAATCTGGTTTTGGATAAATAGATTTTTAAACTGTAGAGCTTGGAATCGAACCAAGAAGACCCACCCCGTCAAAGCTGAGTCAGCAGGGAAACAACCTGCCGCGTTTACCTATTTCGCCACTCTACATTGAAGCCCTNTNANNTGAGTGCTGACATAAGACGTTGCATACCAATACCTCCACCACTACGGGGGAAGAAATCAAATGAAAGGAATTCTTCAAGTTCCTTCTCTACTCTTTCCTTACCAAATAATTGATAAAGTAAGTCAGCATATTGACCATCAGAAATAGTATGGAATGTGTCNCNCATCTGTTCCTTATCGGTACTCCTTTCAGCACTACCGATGGTTTCCATACCACCGAGTATCACATCAATCTTTTTACTAGTACCATCAGGATTTCTTCCCATGTTCCAGAATGGTGATGTCCATTCAGGGAAGTCAGTAATCATGCCAGTACTAATAGCAGACTCATGTCCGTGATCTAATTCACGTACTTTGTATTTGTCTGCCCAGTTACCATAAGTTTTAATGTCAAGTTTAGGCAGTCCAAGGTATTCACACAATTCGACTTCCATTGATTTCAGGTCATACACATCACCTTTCATCTCAAACTCAAACATAGGGAAGATTGTTTCGTGTCTTCCTTCAACAGGGTTTGGTTCTGCCCTATATGACGTTGAGACACAAAAAAATCCTTCCGCAGAAGGATTGGACAACAATTCATATTCTAACCACATTTGACCTGTTTGTGGTAAGGGCCAGATATTACCGTTATAATTATAAGTGGCTACTGTTTCTGGATCTTCACAGGCAGCAAGGATACTTAAACGGTTTTGAGTATGGACTTCAAAAAAACCTTTAGCCAAAAAAAATGACCTCAATAGGTCAACAGTCTTGGTATATTTTTGGGGATCAATCAGAGCAGTCATTATTTACGAACAAAACTAATTTATTTAGTAAAGATAAATATTTGCAAATGAACATTATGTTATGTCCCATTTGGTTATATCAAAGAAGAATGAAGTGTATCTTCATGTTCAAGCAGAAATACATGTTTATTATGAATTAGCAGACCAGTTTACTTTCGAAGTTCCTGGTGCAAAATTTTCTCCTGCATATAGAAATAAACATTGGGATGGAAAAATAAGGTTATTTAATACACAGAAAGGAGAGGTATATGTTGGGTTATTAGATAAGATAATTCAATTTTGTAAAGATCATGAATATACTTATGAATTTGTAGATAGTAAGTATTATGGTCTTCCTTTTGAAGTCAATAAAATGATTTCAAAAGAGGGTGTAAAAGATTATATGAATGCTATTTGTAATTATAAACCTAGATCTTATCAAGTTGAGGGAGTATACGATGCTCTAAGACATAATAGAAAGCTGTTGATATCCCCAACTGCTTCGGGAAAATCTCTGATGATATATTCGATTGTTCGATATTACGTTGAGAAAGGGCAAAGTACTCTGATAGTTGTTCCGACGACTTCCCTAGTAGAGCAGATGTATAAAGATTTTGCAAACTACGGCTGGGACGTTGGTTCATATTGCCACAAGATATATGCTGGTAAGGAAAGGGAGACAGACTCTCAGGTAATCATAACAACTTGGCAGTCGATATACAAACTCCCACGTAAATATTTTGAAAGGTTCAATGTAGTAGTTGGTGACGAAGCCCATCAATTTAAATCAAAATCTCTTATATCTATAATGACTAAGTTGGCGGATGCTAAGTATCGTTACGGATTTACAGGAACACTTGATGGAACTCAAACTCATAAATGGGTTCTTGAGGGATTGTTTGGACCGTCCTATAAGATCATTAAAACTGACGAGTTAATGAAGAAAGGGCATTTGGCTAAACTGGATATCAACGTGCTTCTATTGAAACACTCACCGAATAAATTTGAAAATTTTGAGGAAGAGGTGCAGTATATTATTGGACACAATCGTAGAAATAACTTTATTAAAAATCTTGCTTTAGATTTAAAAGGTAATACTCTTATTTTATATGCAAGAGTAGAAGGGCATGGTTTACCTCTTTATGATTTAATAAATAATAATAACCACATTGAAAATCGTCATGTCTTTCTTGTTCATGGTGGAGTGGAAACCGAAGACCGAGAGAAAGTTCGAGAAATCACTGAGCAAGAGAATAATGCTATTATCGTTGCCTCTTACGGAACCTTTTCTACCGGAATTAATATCAAAAATCTACACAATGTAATATTTGCATCACCTTCTAAATCTAGAATACGAAATCTTCAATCAATCGGTAGAGTTCTTAGAAAAGGAGAACGTAAAACAAGAGCAACTTTATATGATATTGCTGATGATATTAGTTATAGATCACGGAGGAATTATACACTTAATCATCTTATAGAAAGAATTAAAGTATATAATGAAGAAAAATTTAACTATGATATAGTAAACATACCTTTTAAAAACTAATGGGCGAAGAATTTTATTCTATAATAAAGTTAATATCAGGAGAAGAAATATTTTCATTGGTGACAATAGATGAGAATGATGGAGATCCTGTAATAGTTCTTCAAAACCCAATTATTATGCAAATGTTCCAAAATGGTCATGGAGCACATATTAAAGTTAAACCATGGATTGAATTATCAGAAGATGATATCTTTTTAGTTACATCAGATAAAATCATTACTATGACTGAATCTAAAGATAACAAATTAATTGAGATTTATAATAATTTTATTTCAGAAGATAATAAAATGGAAATACATACACCAAATGGACTTGTACATCCATCTTCGAAGATGGGATATATATCAACTGTAAATGATGCTCGTAAATACCTTGAAGAAATTTATAATATAACTCAAGATAAAAAAGAAAGCTAATTAATCCCTTTCAACCCTGACAGAGTTATTCTACGTATAATTGAGCACTTTGTCAAGCCCGAAAAGTATGCTATAATTACTTATAAAGTAATCAAGGATATCAAATGTTATGCCTAAGAAAAAGACTGAGCATTATGTAAATAATAAAGAATTGTTGGAGGCGATGATTGTTTATAGAGGAAAAGTTTCTATAGCAAGAG